TGGGTGGCCCAAGAGGTTTGATGGGCTTGAGCCCTTTGCCCGGTCTACGTCCGCCCGTTGGCTGTGTAGTGGGCGGCGTGTATTCGGCCATCCCTGGATCTTAGTCCACTAGGAAAGGAAGGTTCAGTTCCGTGTTGTACAAACTGGTTGCCGCTTCGCCTGGTGCACGGATCGACTTGAGGAGTCTGGTGACGTATGCGCTGACGATGCGGCCGATGGCTTGAGTGTCGGGGTCGCGCAACAGTTCGTTGACGGTGGCGTTGGCAGCATTTTCGTCGCCCTGGTTGATGTCCATCGTGACGTTTTCGATTGCCCCTGTGATCTTGGGGCCCATGTCCGCGTCCCTGACGACAGCGTAAATTTCGTCTGCGCTCATGCCAGTGTCGGTCGGCAACTTCGATGCGCTGAAGCCGAGGGCTTCCGATACTTGCGACAAGTAGTACAAATCGCGAGCCGGTTTCGGCATTTCTGCCGGGCTTATTCCGTATGCGGCGAGCACAGGGTCGATAACGCGCGGGTTGCCAGTCTTGAACGCTTCGTCGAGGTCGGCCTGGATCGCGGCCTCCTCGCGGCTTGCGGCTGTGTAATCGCGATCCTGCTGCTTCAAGTAGTCGGCGTAGCCCGTGTAGCCCTGATCGAGGTAATACTGGTCGCGCAGGTTCTCTTGGGACTCGACGTCGAACTCAGTGCCGTACATCCCGGCTGCCAGAGCGGGGTTCACGCCGTAACGCTGTGTGGCGACAGCGCGCGCATACGCCGACATCGGGGTTTGCTTGGCCATTGAAGCCGTTTCCTTAGCCTGCGTTGATTGGCGGAGCGCAGTGCGCGCAATCGGATCGTAGTCAGCTGCGGTCAAATCAAGTTGGGCTTCGGGGGCTTCCATGAAGCTTTCTTCGTAGCCGCCGAACATTGCCTTTGCTGGGGCTCCTGCCTTTGGCCGGCCGAACGTCATGCCAGCGATTTCGCCCACCTGCCCGATATCTTCGGTTGCGTAGCCGGTGCCGGTTCTGCGGGTTGAGCCCATCGTCTTGCTTGCCAGGTTGCGGAGGCTGTCAGCCCACGCTGAAACCTGCGCGTTGCGTTGTGCGGCTTCGCCTCGGATCGCGGTGTCAAGGTCGCTGGCGGTGTAGTAGCCGCCGTATTTACCTTTTGCTGACAGGCCTTGCGTTGGGGAAACTGGGGTCGCTAGGCCACTGCCAACAAGGAAGTCGCTGAAGTCTGCAGGGGCAGCGATCTTGTTGACCAAAGCCTTGCCGTACGTTGACTCCAGCGGGTTCTGTGGCGGGGCGGGCGGCTTGCCCGTTGCTGCCTCGACGAGCTTGTCCTTGCTTCCAAAGGCCATCAGAAAGCCGCCGTCATTCTGGACTGCGATGGGCGGTTGCCGCTGCTCAACGTCCGCTTGTTGTCCATGATCATTTGAGCCAAAGTCCTTGTCGCGGGCAGGTAGTCCGCTGGGTCAGGCAACGCGGAGCCGTATCCAGGGGGGATTGTGCCAGATGGGAACAAGCCCATCCCGCTGCCCCCGCTCCCACTGCCGGAGGCCTTGCGCTTCTTTTCAGCCTCCGCCTCCAGGAACGCTTGGTAGTCACGCTTCGAGTTGACGTATTGGGGCAGCAAGGAACGCATTGCTTCCATGTAGTTGCGCTGCGGGTTGACGTCTGTCGGGATCACGTTCGCGCGGAGCACATTCGCTCCGGGGGCCATGCCGTATTGCGTTTCGATGGAACGCAGTGCAGGGTCGGCTGACGACATGATCGCCCGCTGCTGCTGCTCGGCAAGGTTGAGTGTTTGGCGGGCGTCCTCGGGGTACTGGTAGACAGGTTTCATCGCATCTTCTTCTGTGCCGGGGCCGGTGCGGGCCGTGGTGCTGGCGGTCTGGCTGGTGCGGGCGGGGTGGCAGGCCTTGCTGGTGTAGGCGGCTTTGCCGGGGTGGGAGGCTTCGCTGGTGTGGGCGGCTTAGCCGGTGCACGCGTTGCTTGCGCGGGCACGTTCGCGCCGCTAAAAGCGTTTGCGATGGCCTGCTGGACTGCGGTGTCGCTGCTGTTGAACGGGCCTGTGGCACCGAACAAGGTTTGGCCGAGCTGCTGGTCAGCGTTCATGCCGGCGCGGGTCGGGGCGTTGACGCTCGGAGCCAGGGCCCTGGGGGCTGGGACGAACGTGGCTGTCGGCGTTGCCGTCGACGGAGCCCCGGTCATCCGGTTCCCTTCGTCAGCGATGGACGGTGTTGGCTCCGGTGCTGCGCCGTACTTGGTGCGGTATTCGGCGATGTCGAGGCCAAGTTGCGAGTCGATGCCGGCTTTCTGGCCTCCGGCGCGCCCGTACAGATCCATGACGGACTGGGTGTAGTCGCTCAGCAGGTTCTGTTCGGCGACTGCGCCCTGCCCAGAACGTAAAAGGCCACGCGACTCGAGGCCACCCTGGATACGCTGGCGTCCCTGTTCGTAGCCGACATCGAGCGCGCCCTTTGTCTGGCCTTCACCGGGAGCCCGGTAGCCGGTGACTGCGCCCGACTCGTTTGTTGTGAAGGTGCCGCCTGCTGCGCGCCTGATCTCTGCGTCGATGGCGGCTTTCTTCGATGCGGCAGCCGTAGTCGCCAAGTCAATCAAAGATTGCAGGTAAGTCGACGACGCTGACATCAGGCCGATTTCTTTATGCGAGTCGGCTTTGTGGCGCGGTCGATGCGGCGCACTTCGGACTTGAGGTCACGCACGTCTGCTTTGACATCGTGCATATCGCCTTTCATATCCTTCACGTCCTGCTTCACCTCTTGGATAATGGCAATGGATTGCCCGTGTTGTTCGGTGTTCCGCTTATCCAAGCGATACAGCAACCACATTACAGGCCCACCTATTACTGCCACAATAACAGCCGACCACGCTGCGTTCATTTCGCCCACTGCCAATGCCACCATTCGTGTTCGGGATTGGCTTGCCCGTTGTCGAGGTAGGGCAGGCTTTGGAGTGTGAAGCCGTAGGCCGGGGCGTTCGTGCACAACCAAAGTCTGGCCTTCTCGGTCAGGGGAACCAGTTGGCCTTTCTTGTCCTCTCCGAGGTCGATGGCGACTCCGACGTCGTGCGGGCTGCCGGTGTCGGGTGACGCGGAAGGGGCCATGCCGGGCTTCAGATACCAGGTTTTCCCTTGGTATTTGCGAGTGATCTGAGGTTTGCGGCCTTGATCTTTGAGGCTGTACCGCTGGAGGAAGAGGGCCTCGACTTGGGCCTTGGGGCGGTAATCGCCGATGTTGCGGAGTTTGATCCCTTCCGAAATGGCGTGGTCGTACAGGTTGTTGAAAGCGTCTGCTGCGTGGTGGTAGAGCTTCCCGCCTGTTTTGACTTTCTTCAGGTATTCCTCGGGGATTTCGCCTCTCGGGTATTTTTCTAACTCTTTCGGGATGACAAGGCCCCGTGCTGGGATGCCTTTGTTTTTCCCGACTGCGAGCCGGAGTTTGCGGCGCAGGGGCTGCTTACCCGTTGCCATTGGCCGAGCCCTTCCCGAACGCGGTGTCGGCGGGGTTGAGGTAGCGCATGATCACTGGCAGCGCGGCAGCCCAGAGCGCGTTCAGCGCGGCTTTCCAATCCTGGCCCGATGCGATGTAGGCGGCGACTCCTGCGCCGACGACTGAGCGGGCGTAGGAAGCCACAAGGGCTTTATGGGTTGCTGTCAGCTTCATGGGTTTTGTCCTTCCGGTTGTTATTGCCAGCGACCATGACCCCAGAAAGAGTACCTACCAGGAAGGTCGCGATGGGTGTAATTAGATCAAAGAAGGCCTTGTCATTGGGACTCTGCTCCATCGGCTGCGTGACGTAGATGAGGCTATATAGCACGGCTCCCATCGTGAAGGCGAGAACTCCGGCAAGGGTGAGGCCGACGGCAAACCGGAGCCGGGCGTTCAGATCCTCGGGGGTCATGCGGGTCTTGTCGCGGTTCAGCATGGGGCGACCGGGCCGTAGATGGTGCTGCCAGTGACGCCGAGTGCCTTGTTTTTGGTGCGGAGCGTGCTTGGGGTGGGGCAGGTTGTTGGCGGGGACATGATGACACCAACGCAGGCTGGGCTACCTGCGTTTGCGGGGTCTTGGCAGGGGTAGCGGTAACGGTCGCCGCAGGCCACAAGGATCGCGGCGAACAACAGGGCAACGAAGGCTGTCCTAAAGACCATGCCGCTAATCGTTACATATGTTGAACAGATTTTCTAGGGGCTAGGCGGCCTCGTAGGTGATCGTGGCCCCGAGCTCCCATGAGGTTCCTGTCGGGGCTGTTGCGTAACGGAACCTAACGTACCCAGTGGTGGCGGCATTTTCCGTTATGGTCAAAACGCCGCTCTGGGCAATGGAGGCTGTGACGTAGTATGTGCCAACAGATGCTTCGTAGTTCAGCCCGGTGGCAAAGTTATTAACCGGGGCCTTGTACCCAATAACCGTGTCACTGGCTGAAAGGGTGACTTTGCAATGAAGTTTGGCGTGGATTGTTTTGCCAATCTGGATATAGCGCGAAGCATTGCTCACAAGGGTGACGGTCGACGGTATTGCTGTTACAAGGGTGGGAGTCCACGCCGTCCATGCTTGCGGCAGTTGGTTCACTGCGGTGATAGTGACGACTCCGGACGCGCGGTCGATCGTGATATTTGTTCCTGCGACAATACCGTTCACCACATTTGTGTTGAGGAAGTCCTCCAAAATGCGGTCACGGGTCGACATATCGTCGAGCAGCTCGTCGACTTTCTGCTTCTCGCCTAGCCGACCGAGGGCGTTCGCAAGGTCGTCCCATTTGATCGGGTACTCAAACTGGGCGAACTGGTTGTTTTCTTGGTTGTTCGCTGTCTGGCCGGGGCCCTGCCCGAGGCCCAGGGCGACGAGGCTGCTCCCGGAACCGGCGGGGCCAATGCCCGATGCGCTGATGTTTGTGCCTTCGGAGTTGGCGTTGAAGCGTTCGGTCACCGCTGTTCCTCGATGACAGCCATGACGCGCCGGATTTTGACACCAGAGAAGGTGATCTGGATCTCGATGCCGTAGCCGTAGCCGGGGTTGTCGGGCCGGAAGCGGTAGACGCGGCCCATGAAACGGGTGCCGGTGCCTGGAATGTCGCTGTTCGTGATGGATGTTGTCATGTTGGTTGACGAAACATCGCCAACGGAGACTGCGAGGTCGCCGATGGGGTACTTCATGTTGGTGCGTACTGCTACCGAGCTGGCCGCGGTGTACGCGCTGGCGGTTTCCAGCTCGACGACTTCTACCTCGACGAACACGTCTTTGACGGTGATCGGGATTTGGGATGAGAAGTCGGACAGGAGGGCGACCGCTGTGGATGGGGCGCGGGAAGCTGTTTGGCCTGGCTCGAAGGTGGGCAACTTGACGGTGTGGACACCGACCTTGTGTACCCCTGCTGTGGTTTTGCTGACCTGCATCACAAGGATGGGTCGCTGGATGGCGACTGTGCTGCGCGAAACATAGGCGAGGCCTGGGTAGTACGACAAGGTGCCTGTCGCGGGGGTGATGGCGGTGACGTTCGGGATCTGGGTTCTTGTCCAGCGGTTCTGCTGGTTGAGCAACCACATCCTGCCGGACAGCACGGTCGACGAGTCCTGGTTGGTGAGGCAAACCTGCAATGTCCCCAGAGGGCCTTTGGACATATTCAGTTTTTGGGTCAGAGTGCTGAATCGCTGGAACATCATCGGGGTGACCCGCGCGCCGTTGACGGTGTAGAGGTTTACTGGGTAGTTAACGGTGCCGGTGTCGGCATTGAACACGACGCTGTTATTCCACTCGGCGACGGGGTCGGTGGGGATGACGCCGAGCCCATTGTTGATCTGCCTTACTGCGGCCGAGTAGGACAGGACGCCGGTGACGGAGAACCAGCCAGAAGGCTTGCCGACGATCAGGTCGTAGTTGCGCGCGGTGATTGTCGAGATTGAGTCCTCGGCGTACCCCACGATGATGTAATTCGTGGCGGCCCATGTGCTGCTAAACGCGGCGGCTCCGCTGAAGAACAGGTATGCGGACGTTGTCCACCCGACCATGCGGGCTCCCCAGATAACAAGGTTTGTGAGCCTTGTTTGCCCGGTGGCGGTCATCAGGGCGCTGATGTCAACGGCGACTTGACCGGCAAATACGCCACCGCTCCCGATGCCGACGAGGATGATCCGGTTGAGGTCGCCGGGGACGTAAATGTCGATGTTGGTGCTGCCCAACTTGTTGATCATTACTGGAGTCGAAACAACAAAGTCGGCGACGCTCCCCGCCAAAGTCAAAGAGAAACGGGTAACGACGCTGGTTTCGGTGTTGACCGCGTAAAGGTAAGCAACTGACGCTGTTTTGGCGGTGAAAACCATTAGCCGGTCTAGGCAGGCTGGTTTGCCAACTTCGGTCAGGGCCGTGTTGTTAATCAGCCCGGACGTGGTGTCGGTGCCAGTGAGCGTGAGCTGAGTCGGCTCGTACATCGGGATCAGCGTCGCGTCGTCCATAGCAACTGCGACATTGTCCCCAGTGAAGGTGTTGCGAGGCTGCTTCGTGGCCGAAGCCCCGACGTAGAAGCCTCCCGTGAAGTCGTCCCACTCTACGATTCGGGTCGCCATCGGCTAGTTCCAGTTGACGTAGGAGTATTCGCGGCTGGTCTGGATGCGCCGGCCCGTCTTGCGACGGAGGTCGTCCCGCATCCGGTTCAGCAGGTCGTTCGACTGTACGAGATATACCTGGGCGCGGCCTTCGTCCTGGCGACGCAGCGCACACAGGTATGCGCCGTAAGCGACGATCCATTGCTGGAGGAAGTTCGGCATGATCGGCTCGGAGGTATCGGCGACAAGTTCTGGTTCGGCTTTGTAGTAGTAGATCGTGGCCAGGGTGAGCGCACCAGGGATTGGGAAGATCTTGATCTGGTTACCGACGATTGTCCAGACATATGGGTAGCCCAACTGGTCGGTGGCCAGGAACTGGTTGAGGTCGACGTAGGTCACGGGCTGGCTGTTAATGACGAGTTCTTTGGCCCGGATGAAGTCGCAGGGCAGGTCTGTAGCCCCGATGTTCGCCGGAAACGCAACCTGCTGGCTGGTGAGGAGCCAGGGCCAGTCTCGGGTTGACGCGATGACGTTCAGGGAGTCCTGGATCGCCTGGTTGACGACGGTGTCGGTGATCAGGCCGTCGCCAGACGAAGGGATCGCTAACCGGTTTTTGATTTCGGTGCGGAGCTCGCCACGGTTCAT